AGTGGTCCCTAATAGAGATCGCTTATGAAACCTTGTTTTTGGGGGTTGGTGTTTCTTATTTGTTGAGGAGTCATACCCATAGCAGTTTGAGATATGGTGTTGTTTAGAAGAGAATCCCAGTTATCAGTATGTATTGAGAGAAGTTCATCTTGCCTTCTAGCCATGTTTAGGTCTTCGTTTTGGGCCATATAGTCAGTCCAGTAGGCTACTGCCCCTGCGAGGGAGTCAACGAGGTCATCGTGAACTAGTGAACCTCTGTGGCGAGAGATGCGTGATAGTTGGTAAACGAGTTGAAGTTTGAGTCTTCTTTCTGGAGTTTCTTGTGGGTTAGAACGGAAGTCTTTTTCTATTACTTTGCGGTCGATAATTAGACGGTGAGAGTTCATGACAGGTTCAAGGGTATCAATTATGCGTAATTCTTTGGTCTTGTTGTTTCTAATGTCTTCAATTTGGCAAGGGTGTATGCGAGATATGAATGGTTTAAGTAGTTCAGCAAACATTCCTCCTCCGAAGTTTTGTTCTATGAGGATAGTATTAATATTATTTTCCTTAGCTAGTCTTGATATTTTAAGCAGAACGGGGTCTGTATAGCCCCCAGACAGTCCTAAGCACTCAGTTACGTATAAATTACCATTAAGCATCTTAACGCAGCTTATAGCGGTCTGATCCTTACCCTTTCCTGAAGGGTCAACAAACATAACTGAGCCTGTATATTCTATAAAGTCACCAAATTCTTGTGCAGGTCTATGAAATCTGTCACCATTGAAGCCAACGCAGGGTAGATCTTGTATTACATATTCGGGATTGTTAGACCAAATAACTTTTTCTGGTGCAAATTCTTTGTTGATGGAAGCAATTACTAGGTCGTTTATTTTTAATGGGTATCTATCTTGGTCTGAAAGGGTGGTGTCCAGTTGGAATTGAAGGTTAAATCCAGAACGTCCGTAGGAAGCTTCACGTTCCATTAGATCCTGTGCAGAGAACCTTATAGGATCTACAGGATCTTTAGGCTTTACAAGACCTTCCAGGAGTTCTTTCTGGATCTTGGGAGCAAGTCTATCTCCGTAGTTGTTTTTTAGTTCTGGATAACGTGCAGTCCAGATTCTAGTTTCATATCCTCTTTCTTCTAAGGTTAGATATACAGAATTTTCTACTTGTGGTGTACCGAGAAAGGTAATCTTGCCATTTGGTTTTAGTATTGCTTCAAATTCTTTTACAGCTTCCGATAACTTATCTCTCATAGGTTGAGTAAAGGAATTATTAGGAACTTCTACGTCATCAGCTATAACTTCATCAGCCCTAGCACCAGACATCTGCCCTAAGACCCCTCTGGACGAACAGGAGGGTGCATGATCGGCTTGTGCTGGTCTTACATCAAAACTTACCTTACTGTTTCTCTGGTCATCTCTGGGGATCAAATCAGATAGTATAGGCATCTCGTTTATAAGACGCATAGTGAAGGTAGTAAAATTATCTGCTCTGTCTTTACTGGCTGAGACAACTAAGAATTTAAGCTGTGGATTCATACGAAGTCTCCACACAACGTATGTAGAAGTAATCCAACTCTTACCTACACCTCTGAATCCCTGTATGATCTTACGTCTAGCACCATATTGTAGGTATTCAGCTATGTCTAACTGAACTGGTGTAGGGTCTGGTAGGTTTAGATGTCTCCAGGTAACGATTAAGAAATATCTAAAGTCTTGTAGTTTTTTAGGTAATGGCTGCATTTTTTGGAAGATAGACTTCTACATAACAATTACATTTTTTACAAGAAAAATTAGTTATAATTGAATATTCGCTATCGTCTTCTGCATCATGATCTCCACCCCAAACTAATTCAGCTTTACAATTTAAACAATTCATAAATCAGCTAAAGGTACAGCATCTAAGTCTGGTAAATTTAACATTAGTTCTTCCATAGGATTCTTTTCTACAGGAATACATTCAACACCATTATCTTTAAGGAACTGTCTAGCTACATTTAGATCCCCTGCCTTTGCTTCTCCACTTTTAACTTTGTCTAATAATTCTTGAGCTAAGACTAGATGTAACTGTTCTAATAATTTAAAATTCTTATCCATAGTTAGCTGTATTTATGAATTAATATAATCACTTTTTAGGTCTTTTGCCAAACAAGACATAGTGAATCTTATTGAAAATATTACCTTGTTTATATTTATGAAGCTTTTGTTCTGCTCTAAAGCATTTGCTTTCTGATTCTGACATACGAGTAAGAGCAGCAGTAAGCAATAGGTCTTGTAGTCTTGAGTGTCTCACAAGATCAGAGCAATGTTGTCTTAATAGAGAATCAGGTAGTTGATTTACTTCTCTAATCTTTAGTTCAATCTCAAACTCTACTTCTGGTGGTGGTTCACCTAGAAGTATATGAAAGAAGTCTTTATCTTTCATTAGTTCTGTTTGGGAAATAATTGATACTCCAACATATCTACAGCTTTATCGTCCAATGTATTTGAGGTCTGCTTACAAATTGCACGAAGCAAGTCCACTACTAACCTCTTAACAGCAGTCGTAGAGAAGAATTTTAGCAGTATTGGTTTTAAAATCTTTAACATAAAAGTAATGTGTTACTTTCCAAACATACCAAGATTTGTTAAGTTTGCCATAACTACCTATGATTAGCCTATAACGCTATCTCCCCATACTTAGGTAGTTATTCATTTATGGCAGAACAACCAAAAGAACAAAAGAAAAGTGTATGGTTCAAATTACAAGAAGCTGTACCTTGCAGAGAGGAGCAATTTGAATTGGTATCACTAGGGGTCAGACTGATTTTGTTGACCTGGGCTACAGCAATGTTGTCATTATCGTACTTAGATCTGTCAAAACTAGGAATACCGCAGCAGAAAATAGATCCAACTTTTATCGCTTCGGTTTTTGTAGGGCTTGCTAGTAGTTTTGGAGCTTCTATTACACAAAAAGGTGGTGAGAAAGGTAAGAATGGTACTAACGTAAAGGCTGAGTTACAGGAAGTGTTAGGTAAAACACAACTCGTTCGTATTGAAACTCCTTTAAAATTAACCTTAGATACTGATAAAAAATGAAAAAGCTATTATTGCTGTCTTTATTTTTGTTTAGTCCTGTATATGCCAATGGAGTGCCTTCTTGGACTACTGGTTCTAGTAACCGTACAGAGAATACTACTCAGACAATAACCCGCTCGGTAGTGACTGAGAAATATGGGGCTGCAATAAATTCTTGGGAAGCTTCAAACATAGAGGTTACAAGTGCTTCTAGTGGTGGTATAGCTCATTCAGATGCAATATTTACACCAAAAACTGTAACTAGCGATTGGTCTTTGTCTATAACTACAAGGGCTGCTAATCAAATGACTGAAAAAATTACACAGAATGATTCGATTACGACCACTAGCGTTATCACTTCTTTGTCTGTCTTTAGTCAGTAATAAAGCAAGAGCCGAAGGCGATACAAATGTACAGGCTCAACCTAATGCTGTAGGTAATTCATCAATAATTAATCAGAATATGAATATCAATAATGGAATGACAGGCAAACAACAGTTTGGGAACTTGGTTTGCAGTCAACCTACAATGGCTGTAACTCCTTTTTATACAGGTAATGATGCTCAAGGAGAAGAAACTTATAGCATCAATGAAGGTTGGGGGGTACAAATGAGTTTTATGATTCCATTAGGCGGTAGTAATCAAACGTGTGAGGATCTAGCAAAAGTAAAGCTAGACCTAGCCAAAGAAGAATTATCAAAGCAAGTGCATGATAAGCAATTAGTGAGAGTTTTAAAGTGTTCACAGCTTCATGCAAGCGGTTATATGATTAATCCTAAATCACCTTATGCAGGTCTTTGTAGTGATGTAATAAATATAAGAAGTTATGTAAAAGCTAATCCCAACCTTTTTAAGACAAAAAAATAAGTACTGGATCATCTTCGGTCAGAGGTTAAATTTAATTAACTTGCCTACAGCTTCCAATACTTATAAAACAAAGGATCATCTTCGAGCAGAGATTGAATCGAGCCAATATGCCTACAGCTTCCTTTGTTTAGTACAAGGGATCGTCCTCGAACAGGGACTAGATCTAGCTAGTGTGCCTACAGCTTCCCTTGTTTAGTAGAGGCATTGTCAACCTAGTCCGTTAGGATTTTGGAGATTACCTCGTATTAGTTATTATAGCTTATCTTTTTTCTCTGTCATTTTTTCCTTTACATTAGCTACTTCTTTCTTTAAAACTTTAGTAATAATTTTTTTAAATATCTTTTTTATTTGTCCTACTACAGCCTGCATAGCAACACCACCTGCAACACTTACAACACTAGCTGTACCTGCTGCTATAACACTAGAAGCTATAACTTCTGGTGCAGGTATTGGAAAATCACCAAAGAACGGTACATTAAAAGTAGCTATAGGTTCTTCTGTTGAAGTATTTTCTAAGTTTTTTGGCAGGTTCGTTGGGATCACTTCTTGCTTTATACCTGTTACTTCCTCGTCTTGCTCCTTTTCTTTTGAAGAAGTATTTGCCTTCTCTTCTGCCAAACCCGATTGAACTTGTTCCAGACTCGGTAAAAGAACTGGATCTAAATAAGGTATCTCCGCTACAGGGGGATAAAAAATTGTTTTAGGAGGATTGAGTATATAGTTTGTATCTGGTAGGTTTGGGTAGTATATTTCATCCATATTATGAGAGAAGCTTTTGCTAGAGCCTTAGTACCTGTCACCATAATAACTTTTGTAGGAATTATGGCACTAGCACCTTTGTATGTCACTATGAGCCTTATGACAAGGCAGATGCAACATAAGACTAATTAATCAGCAGCTTCGGCTGTGTTTCCCTCTGCTACCCATGCTTTAAAATCTAGATTATCTTCTGAACATGATGAGTATGATTTCCCATCAGCACTTACTTTCTTGTATATTTTTTTACCTGTATCTGAATCTGTGTATAGTAATTTGTAAGTCATAATTCTGCACTCCAAGCTAAAAATGAATCTGAATTTCCTGTTTGACCCCAAACAGGCGTAGCAGTCCCCCAACCATGACCTGATGATGGGAAGTTGGTCTTAGCTGCCCAAGCAGTCGCTTGAGAAAAAGTAGGAACACTACTACAAGTTTTTGTGGTATCTCTTCTAACTTTATATTCACCAGCATCACCAGTTTGTTCAACAGCAGTTGGTGCTATCCTCATCTGAGTTGG